GCCGACCTGTACGGAGCCGACCTGCGCGGAGCCGTCCTGTACGGAGCCAACCTGTACGGAGCCAACCTGTACGGAGCCAACCTGCGCGAAGCCAACCTGTACGGAGCCGACCTGTACGGAGCCAACCTGTACGGAGCCAACCTGCGCGAAGCCGACCTGCGCGGAGCCAACCTGCGCGAAGCCAACCTGTACGGAGCCAACCTGTACGGAGCCAACCTGCGCGAAGCCAACCTGTACGGAGCCAACCTGCGCGAAGCCAACCTGTACGGAGCCGACCTGCGCGAAGCCATAGGTACATACATGGCTTGCCCCACCGATGGCAGTTTTATCGGCTGGAAGAAGGCTTCGGAATATATCGTGAAGCTGCAAATCCCGGAGGATGCCCGCCGCAGCTCTGCCGGAGGCGAAAAATGTCGCTGCGACAAAGCCTATGTGGTGGAGATTCAGAATGCTGATGGAACTAAAGCCGACATCGAGACAATTCATTCGACCCATGATGCGAACTTCGTGTATACGGTCGGCGCTACCGTCGAGGTCTCCGACTTTGACGGTGACCGCTGGAACGAATGCGCTCCGGGTATCCACTTCTTCATCGACCGCCGGGCGGCCGTGGAGTATTAACGGAGGACGTTATGAAAGTCATCGTCACCTTTTCGGGCGGAAAAGACAGCCTTGCGGCGAGCTATTACGAGTTGTTATGCGAATGACCATGAAATTACGAGTATTCACAAGTTTTTCCGGCTATGACAGCCAACTTATGGCCCTCCGGGACATAGGTGCGAATTACGAGTGCGTAGGCTGGTCGGAGATCGACAGATGGGCGATCAAAGCCCATAATGCAGTATTTCCGGAGTTGGCAGACCGAAATTACGGCGACATCACGAAAATCGATTGGAACGCCGTTCCGGACTTCGACCTGTTCACCTACTCGTTTCCGTGTACCGACATCAGTAGTGCTGGAGAACAGAAGGGCTTCGAAGAAGATTCGGGTACCCGGTCATCTCTGTTATGGGAATGCCGTCGGCCGATCGCGGCCAAGCGTCCTAAATTCCTGCTGATGGAGAATGTGAAAGCCCTCGTGTCGGATAAATACCGTCCGCTGTTTCTCAAATGGGAATCGTGGCTTCGCTCGCTCGATTATGTCAATTACACGGAAATACTCAACGCCAAAGACTACGGCGTGCCGCAGAACCGGGAACGTGTGTTTATGCTCTCCATTCTTAACGGATGCTGGTATGAGTTTCCGCATCCGGTTCGGTTGGAAAAGCGGCTGAAAGATGTGCTGGAGCTGGAGGTAGACGAGAAGTATTTTTTGAACGAGCGCGGGATAAATTACGTCAAAAAGAAGTTAGGGAAATATACGGCTATCAACGGTGAAGTGGCGATGTGTTTAACAGCGAAAGGTTGCGCAAATTGGACTGGTACTTTCATATCCGACAAGTCTATTCAGATCGGTGCGACAAAGGAAACGGACTGGAACCGACAGCAATACCGGGTATACGATCCGACCGGCATCAGCCCGACGATAACGACGAAATCGGGCGGCGGCCTCGAACCAAAAATCCTGATGCGGGGACGCGGCTTCAACAAAGGCGGCGAAGCGGATATTCCCGGAACGATTACAGGAAGTGCGTGGGAGCAGAACAATTTGCTGGACTATGCAGGCTGCATCCGCCGCCTTACGCCCCGAGAATGTTTGCGGCTGATGGATGTTTCGGACGGCGACATCGACAAGATACAAGCTGTGGGAATCAGCGATACGCAGCAATACAAGCTGGCCGGGAACAGTATCGTAAAGGCTCCGATGATGGGGATATTCAGGAATATGTTGAAATACGGACTATGCGAATAGGTTTGGTTGACATAGACGGGCATCATTTCCCGAATCTCGCGCTGATGAAAATATCGGCGTGGCATAAGGCGCAGGGCGACCGAGTGGAGTTCGCAGACCCGATGTTCGGGTGCTACGACCGGGTTTACATGTCGAAGGTCTTCACCTTCACGGCCGATTGTCCGGACATCTACCATTGCGAGGTAATCCGGGGCGGAACGGGATTCCGGGACTATGCGACGGTGCTGCCGGAAGAGGTGGAACACATCTGCCCGGATTACTCGCTCTATGGCGTCAGGGAAGCCTATGGTTTCCTGACCCGTGGTTGCCCGAACCGCTGCCCGTGGTGCATCGTTTCGCACAAGGAGGGAGCCATCCGACCGGCATCCCCGCTCCGGGAGTTCCTCGGCGACAAGCGTCAGGCCGTGTTGCTCGACAACAACGTGCTGGCGTCGGAGTTCGGATTGGAACAGATCGAGGAGATTGTCCGCATGGGGATCGCAGTCGATTTCAATCAAGGGCTGGATGCCCGGAGGGCGTGCGATGATCTCTACATCCTCGACCTGCTGGCACGGGTGAAATGGATTCGGCATATTCGGTTCGCCTGCGACCGTATGTCCCAACTGGAGGCGGTTACAAAGTGTGTCAAAGAGTTGGGGCGCCGAGGCATCAAGCCATATCGCATTTTCGTCTACTGTCTGATTCAAGATGTCGATGAATCATTGGAGCGGATCAACGCCCTACGCAAGCTGAAAGTCTGCCCGTTTGCCCAGCCTTACCGGGATTTCGATAATAACATCAAACCGACGAATGAGCAGAAACGATTGGCTCGTTGGTGCAATCACAAGGCTATTTTTAAGAGTGTTGAATTTAAAAATTACAAGAGATGAAAGATCAGGTAACAAGCATTGAGCAGCCGTTGCGTCTCGTGGATGGCAAGTTTATGCTCGGGGATATAAAACCTGAAATCGGCAATCCCAAACAAATCGCGCTTTTGCAGAAGATCGAGCGCGAACGTACACAACGGGAAAAGGATGCCAATGATGGCCGGTTGGATGTATACATTCATGTGGAAGATATTAAGTATAAAGTCGTCTGTGAGTTCACGTGCATTTGCGGAAATAAGATTCAGGCAAGGGGCATTAATTATACTGACGTTTGGGAAGATTTGAAAGACCCGGTTTATGAGGATGGGCCAATCATCTGCAATAAATGCCACCGGGAGTATGAGATTGATGGTTTACATGCAAAGGCGGGAGGCGTATAAAGCAATAAAGCCACCATGCGGCCCATATTTACTCCCTGTTACCGAATGGCTCAATGGGCGAGGGAATTAGGCATTGATTATCGCCGATTACAATCACGAATAAATCTCGGTTGGGATATGGATAGAATTGTTGCCGTCGGAAATCGCAAAGCCAACGTAAGTGAAATCATTAGACCAACTAATTACAAAAAACATGATTTTTTTAACACCTGCATTCGTGAGGGTTAATGACCCGGAGAAGCGAAAAGAGCTGACCGAATGGCTGCAAGGAATCGGGTACATGGTATGCCGTTGTTGCTTGTTCGACGGCTGGAATACATTGCATTGCGGCGCTATCAATCGGAATAGAATTGACTACGAGGTGCACGGAATTCCGGATTATGACGGCGACACCGGGTATAATGTCGGATGGTTTAAAGCAGAAAATGCCGACAAGGAGTACCCGTCCTACGACTGCGGCGAAGACATCGAACTGTTCAAAGCGTTGGCGGCGATGAATGACGGGAACGACCGGGAGCAGTGGTTCATTGATGAGTTGGGCCATTTTGAGAAGTGCAGAGTCAAGGAGGCTAATATAGTTGGATGGATTATGTTGTATGGCAAGACGCCGCGCAAGGCCTCGGCCGAGGAGATTATCGAACATTTCAAAAAGAGGGAGAAATGATACGAGCAAGATTCTATATCAAATTCAAAGGGAAATTGGAGCATTAATCCGTGGGTGGTGGTTTACGAATTCGATTTGGTGAAATAGCGAGATTCTCGCAAAATCTCGAAAAAAAAGTTAACGGAATGAACAAGATAACTCTTTCAGACCTTCGAACCCGCCAGGCATGGCCTCTGGAGCAGAAAATCGACCACACGGTCGGTGCGATCGAGGCGTTCATAAACTACTGCGAAAAGTACGGCCGCAAGCCCTACGTCTCATTTTCCGGCGGGCTGAACTCAACAGTACTACTCGACATCGCCCGACGCTTCGTCGATCCGGATATGCCGGGTGTGTTCTGCTCGACGGGCAACGAATGGCCGGAAATCGTCAGCTTCGTTCGACACACACCCAACGTCACGATCATCCGGCCGCAACTGACGCCACGGGAAGTGATCGCCCGATACGGGTTCCCGTTGGTCAGCAAAGAGCAGGCGCATGCCGTGCGAGACATCCGCACATCCAAAAGCGAAAAACTGAGAAACTATCGGCTCTATGGCGATGGGAAACGCCAGCAAGGTATACTTGCGAAAAAATGGCGCTATCTAAGCACAGAACCGTACATGACCTCGGAAAAATGTTGCGAGATATTGAAAAAAAGACCTTTTGCAACATATAACGCTTCAACACTCAGCCTCCCAATGGTTGGAACTATGGCAGGAGAAAGTAAACGACGAGAGATTACATATATCAGTCACGGCGGTTGCAACTCCTTTTCAGACGACCCGCGCAAGACACACAGCGCTCCGTTGTCGATATGGACGAATGCGGACTGTTGGGCCTACATCCGCAAATTGTCGGTGTCATACTGCCCAATTTACGACGTACCGGGCATAGATCGCACCGGCTGCGTATTCTGCGGTTTCGGCGCCCACCTCGGGGGGGAGTCGCTTTCGGGTACTCTACGCCCTGCATCCGAAACTCTACAAAATGGCAATGAATTACTCCAACAACGGCTACACACTCCGCCACGCCCTCCGGCGTATGGGTGTTGAACTGCCGGATGAAACACAAGAATTATTCTAACCATGGACATTCTAACCCCACATGAAGGCCTCACGAACGAGAAGATTTGCAAGGCGCAGATCGAAGCCGTCGAGAAGAAACAGAACGAATACAAACTGATCGGTCGGCTGACGAAAGTTCCCGGCCATACCCTTTACAAGTTCAACGCGACTACGCGGGATGCGCCGAACCCCACGATTATCGGAGATGTCATAGACCGGGCGATACGCACGTTGAGGCGGGAAACCAAAGATGCACCGAAATTCTGAATGGCAAAAGATATGAATTGCCGGAAAATGAAGATCTGATTTTGCGGAAATAAAAAAGATTTGTATGTTTGTAGCGTCCTATATTCAGAGCGGCAGAATATTCTGCCTGTTTGTAGCGGGCATTTTTTATGCCCTGACGCTACATATACACGGTTTCGTACCCCCGTGTGGAGCGTTAATGCGCCCACTGCCGCTCTGGTGTAGGACAACGGGAAAGGCGGAACCGTTCTTTATTTCCGCTCAACAAACATTTTCGGTTATGTCCAACACCAGAGAAAAATGTTTGAACGGGGAAAATACGCCCTGGACAAACCGTTCCGCTCACGACACGAGCGAATCCCTCTATTCGAAGTTTCTCATCGAGATGAACGCCAAGAACAAGGCTTATGCGTTCATTCTTTCCCGTGGCCTCCTTTCGGAGTTCACCGAGTTTTCACGCGCCTGTTTCGGCGAATGTCAATCTGTTGAATCAAAAGTTGAACTAAACCTTAAAAACTGTTAGCCATGAATGAATTACTTAAAAACGCCGAGACGATGACCTCGTTGCAGATTGCCGAGGTAACAGGTATGAGACATGCTGATGTGATGCGATCCATTAGAAATATGGAAGAGGCATGGACGAAAACTACTCAACGCAATTTTCCGCTCAGTGAATATAAGGATAGCACAGGCCGCAGCTTGCCTATGTACCAACTTAATAAAACCGAATGCCTGTACGTGGCCACGAAGTTCAACGACGAAGCCCGCGCCAAACTTGTCATTCGCTGGGAGGAGCTGGAACGCGAGCGGGCGGCCGGAGGTTTTCAGATTCCGCAGAACTTCTCCGAGGCCCTGCGTCTGGCCGCCGAACAGGCCGAGCGGGTAGAAGCCCAGCAGAAGCAGATCGAGGCCATGAAGCCGAAAGCCTTGTTTGCCGATGCCGTGGCCACCTCTGACCGTTCATGCTTGGTGGCCGAACTGGCGAAAATTCTCCAGCAGAACGGGGTGAACATCGGTCAGAACCGGTTGTTCGATTGGCTTCGTAAGAACGGTTACCTCTGCTCGAAAGGGGAGTATTATAACCAGCCTACCCAGCGGGCAATGGAAATGGGGTTGTTCAAGGTCAATAAAACGGCCATCAATAAGCCGGACGGTTCGGTGTTGGTCTCGTGCACGACGAAGGTGACCGGCAAAGGCCAAGTGTATTTCGTGCACAAATTCCTGACAGGGGCTGCGTAATATGGAATACAGACGAATTACAATAGATGTCGGGACGCTGTTGCGGGATGAACGGCCGAAGATCGGGGCATACCTGGAAAAGAAAATGGAACTTGTGCCGCCCGCCGGGGTGACGCGCGAAATGTTCCGGGCTATTGCCCGGGAGCTATGCGAAATGATGTTCGCCGCCGGGGTCGGCCGGATGATGGAGGCGATGCGGCAGTCGGTTCCCGCGGCGGAGATCGACGCCGCAACGCGGGAAAAGGAGGTGTGTGCGTGATGGGTGGCTGGGTGACATACGACGAAGGGCTGGCCGCTGTGGGCGCACGGGTGGCGAGCTATCCCGATCACCGGGGCGACGTCCGGGAGGGATGGATCACGGGCCTCTATTCGCTTTACGACAAGCGTTACATGGAGGTTGTTTACGACGACGGGGAGAAGGTGCAGTTACTGGCCGTTTCGGGGCGTTATTCGGAGCGGATGGACACCTCGCTGGACGTGGGGATGATTTGGCGGGAAACGGTCTGAAATCGAAGGAAAGCGTGCAATGTGCATCCCCGAAACATCGAGTGCACAACGCAAGCCACTCTACATAGTAGAGTGAAGGTCGCAAAAGAGGGGGTATTGTGCAGTAATTTGTGCAATACCCCCTCTTTTGTGTGCAGTAGCACGTTGTCAGCGCAGACGGTGCAGGAAGCGCAAGTAGTACTCCATGTCGAACTGCGTAAATTCGAGCCGGGAACTGACCGCAGCTTCGAAGGTAACACGCAGGTAACACATGGAGTATGGAAACCGGCGCAGCAGGATGTCGCGGTCAGCGGCAGAGAGGTCCGTGTTCCGCATGGTGGTCCATGTTTTCAAATCTGTGCTCCCTTCGACAATGAGCTGCATCGGATAGGTTTTGGGAGTGTGAAGGCGGAGGATCATGCTTTCGAGTCGTTTGTACTCCGTGGAGCCGAATTTGAGCGGACGTGTGACCAGGCGGATCCGGACGGGCTGGTCGGGCCATGCCTCCTCCTCGTCGAGGTTGAGGAGCTGGATATGACCGGGAGCCAGGCGGACGAACAGTTCGTTGGTGTTGAGTTTTGCTCCGTAAAAGTCGCGCGTGGACCAATAGCTTCCGTCGAGCGAGTAGACATAGGCGCGGGTTCCCGCAGCGGCCCGCCCGATGGCTTGGGCGGGATTCCAAACGATCACCTCGTTATGGGCCGGCTGGTAGTATAGCCTCGCCGTGCGCAGGTAGTCGAGTGGCGGTGTATTGTGCAGGTCGTTCAGCGGTTCGGAGATCAGGCGGCTCTCGTTGGAAAACATCGCCATGATACCCCGCGCCGTAACGTAGAGTACGTTGTGATTGACGGCGAGCGTTTCGGGGTTGACGATCCGGTCGTAGTTGAGCGGGATCGTCGCCGAATACAGTATATCGCCGCTGCCGGACTGGAGCGTGAAGATGCCCTCGTCGGTAAAGACGTAGAGCGGAAACTCGCCGAACTTGGCATCGGACATTTCGATCGCCGCGGAGTTTACACCCAGGATGCGGTTGCTGTCTGTGCCGATGGCATAGGAATTGGCCAGCGGAAACGAGAACGGGTTGTTGGCAGCCGAAACGCGGAGTTTGTTGCGCTGGGGGACAAAGGTGGCGGTCGCATGGATTGTCTGGCTAGTGGGTTTCATGCCTTTGAATATGACCGAGGAATATTTCACGTAACGATAGGTCTTGTTGTCGTACAGTTCGCTGTCGTCCCCGCATGTCGCCCAAGCGAAATTGTTTGTTTGGGCGGGTTGCAAGTCTATTTTATAAGGTGCTGTGTGGATCTCTTCTAAAACCGGTGCATACATGAATGTTGCCCGGTAATCGGGATAAGAGAGTATTTTATTCGGAACGAACGTAGTGTAACTGTTGAGCGGCAGCGTTGCGGCCGCCGTGGTGCGGTAGTCGGTATTGTCGATACGTATGTTGGTGATGATATTATATTGAGGAGGATTTGTGGAGACGGGAAAAAAGGCATCCCCGAAACCTTCGAAGAGACGTAGCTCGGCATTTCCCCCGATATGCAGCCGGGAGTTGTACTCTTTGGCTACATCGTAAAAGAGCGAATGGGCATCGACGGGCTTGTAGGCGCCGTTCTGTTCGATGTCTTTAAGCAGGTCAGCATCGAGATACATGCTGTACTCGCTGTCGGTGAAGTCATCGATGGGAATTGATTTGACGAAGTAGAAGGGCTGCTCGGGGAGGCGGTTGTCGGCCCAGTATTCATGGATCTTGCTATTGCCGATTGTTATGCCGGCATTTAGCCGGTTGAGTTTCTCGCTGTCCCATATAGGGTTTATTCGCGTGGAATAGATGATGATGCTTTTGATGAGATCCGTGTCGAGGTTGTCGGGAATCGTGATAGTGATATAGGGACGTATCCAGAAAGTAAAAGGGGTACAGTCTCCGTCCCCGCTTGCAGTCTTGACTTTGACGATTGTTTCATTATCTACGCTTTCGGTATACAACACGCCTAGCTGAATCGTCTTTTTCAAGGATAAATTAATGTATTTGCGATATTGCTCCCCTGCGGCGAACGGTTCAGATGCGGCGATGACGAGGGCCGATGGTGATACGAGAGAGCCGTCGGCCATCTGGAATGCTGCGAAAAAGCATATTTCACCCCAGAAATATTCCGCACTGATTTGCGAAATGTAGAACAACCCCGTCGAGACATTGTAAAAGGGGACCCCGTTCTTCACTTCGTTCGTCTTGTATTTTGCAATGCCGGTGCACGTAATCGGCTTGTTGGAAGAATCTACTCCTCCATATCCTTCCAGTCCCAGAATGGTGGACTGCCGCACGACGGGAGGCCGGGGAATTTGAAATTCCTTGTAGGTGTCGCCATTGAGGTAGTAATGCACAACCTGTCGGTTTGTGTTGTCCATTACGATCAAAACATTGCCGAAATGCGTGATCCGGATGTCGGAGGACAGTCTCTCGGTGAAGACATCGCCGTAGTCCCAGTAGATTGTTTCGTTAGCAATGATGACGGTAAGCAGGTAGATTGCGCTGTCGTCATAAGGGACGGAGGCAATGTAGGTGTCGTCACCAGCGGCCGGGTGGTGGTAGATGATTGAGATTTTCGGGAGCCACTCCTTGTCCTCGCCTGGAACCCGAAGAGAATGTTTTATTTTCAGCGGGTCGATATTATGCCAGCCACCCGTTTCCCAGCGCAGGTTGTGGAGTTCTTCGCACTTGCCGTCGGCAACGGTCAGATCGGGCGTCGAGGTATC